TGCCAGCATCAAATCAATTTTTTCCGACAACTGAGGAAAAAACTGGTTGAGGTTTTTTACGATGGGTTGCCCGAGTTTCAACTTCTCCAGATTCGCAGGCTCCAGAATCAGCAGCAGTAGTTCTTTGCCGTTTTTGGTTGACGCCTTATTGATCTTCGTTACAATCATGGTTGATTCCCCCCTCGTGTCCAGTAATTTTTTCCGCATACGCTGCATTTATGTGTGATGATCGGCCCGCTGGTGCGCTTGATGGATCTGCGGCAAAGATTCCCGAGGTCTATTCCAAAAAGATACAGAACAAAGTCAGCTACAAGGCCACCAATAGCGCCGATAACAATGCTGATTGTGCAAGCGGTCCAGTTCATCATTATTCTTCCCTCGGTATTTGCAGTGTGATGGTGATGGCCGTCGTAATGCCATCCAAAACCATCAAAATTGACAGACCGGTGAGACTGAGCCAGGCAATTTTGCTGGCCGTCATGCTACCTTCTAGCAGTACAACCCATCCTAACGGCATCCACCAGTTTCCAAACAGTCTCTGCATCCAGCTGAACATGTTGAGAGCACTATATACCAGACCACCGGCTACCAGTACCCACAATGTGGGACGGCTGCTTACCTCCAGGTGAATCAGCGTATAGCAGGCGAGGGGAACGAATCCACCCATTATCAACCCAACCAAGGCGGAAAGCCGGTTGCCGGAACGGAAGACGGCGCGCGCCTGATCCACTGGATTGGTGATTAGCGCAGTTTGCTGCTGGGCGGCAAGTCGTTGCCGTTCGGCGATGACCTCGGGAGACGTGCGCGGACGACCGCGGCCCCGCTTTGGCTCTTCTCTGGGTAGTGTCAATTGCAAAATTCCGGGCATCTTTTTCCTCGATTTCTCGCTGCTTTTGCGCAGCAGGGGTTTATTTATTTTCATATTATATAAACTTGTTTATTTTGTCGAGGAATAAAATTGTTTTCTGTTTGCATAGCAATAAAAAACTTATCGCATTGTCTTTTTGCGAAAGATCATTTTCAGAGCGCTGCACACTGAGACGCCAGCGAGTGCACAAAACCCGGCCACCAACAGAACCAGGCACCATACAAACACGCCCAACACATTTATCAAAATCACTCGCAGGTCCATGAAGACGCTCCTCGCTCAGATGGCTTACCAATTACCGTCTGCTGTGTCTGCTTCTCCCCAGGTGCAAGGCCCACAAAGGCCGGTTGCCGGAACGATTGGCGATGCGCCACAGACTGCGCATTTACCTGTCCAGTCGGGTTCCGTGTCGGGATCAGAATCGCGGCGCGGGCTAAGTTTTTGGGATGGTTTTTTCATGCTCATATTCTATGGCCAAAAGCATGAAAGAACTATAAAGCGCATTTGAGGCGCATCTTAAATGTTTTTCGGATCTCAGGTTCTTACTCGCATGCAGAGTGCCGCACTTTACGCGGCTTCGGCAGTTCAATGACCAGCTTCGGCGCGTGTGTTTTTTTGCCATTCCATTCGCGTGAGTGGCAGCCGTGATTGGCGCAGGCTTCAGGTGGTTCTTTGGCAATGGAATCCCACCGGTATCCGCAAATGTTACAGACACAGTGCCAACCGGGAATGCGGCCACGGCGAATCATTGCTGTCACTCCTCGTTTGAAATCTGATAAAGATGAAAGCAGAACTCATGAATGTTTATATATTCTGCAGTTGGCGGCAGAATAAGAGCCATGGTTACATCGTGTGGCAGCAGATCATAACGCGCCTGCTTGATCTCTTCCCACGTGGGATTGCGGGTAGGGGTACTGATGCTGAGGTGCCAGCCAACCTGCTCCAGACCTACAAAAACATTGCAATTGCCCCACGTGTACCACTTGCATCCTGGCACATACGGAGCTGCGCCCCGATATTTCCACTCAGCACGCGGTGAAAAAATTTGTGTCATCTGAAGGGTACCCCCTTTTTATTTGCGGATCTTTGCTGGCGTTTTCTTTTTTTCCCTGGTGGATGTTTTATCGGCGGCGCAATGAGCGCAAACCGATTTTCCCTGCTCATCTGTAATCCATTCGGTACCGTGGCAGACTGTGCATTGTTTTAAACGTATCCAATTATGCTCCTTCGTATTGGCCAGAGATTCATGTCGCCGGTCTGGTCGGTTCCACGTATGTCTTTTGCATCCAGCGCATCGTTTTGGTATTTCCCAAGCATCCCATTCATGTCGGCAGTCGGCATGATCGCATGTGCAGTGATAAACCTTTCTAACAATTTCTTTGATCACGCACGACTCCCTTCAATCGAAAACATCAAAAAACAAAGCCCAGCAAAAACTTCATCGAGAAAAGCCGAACAGCACTGCATTTTTTAATCCCCTATCAAAGAAGGATTGTAGCTGATGATGGATGTGCAAGTTCCCAGCTGCGCAATCGACTGCGGCAATACAATGAGCAGGTGCGGCGCACAAAAAACATGGCCTGTGTGGTACAGACCGGTTTCCATACAAAAAGCTGTTTGCACCATTCACAACGCAACATTAGCGTCGGAAGTGGCCTGTACAGGAATTTTGTGCGTTCTTTGGCCATCCTGATTCCTCTTATGCCAGCACTGAATCATCCGGTTCAAGATCGTGATCGCAGTCCGGATTCTGGACTTTTAGCGTTTCGACGGCGCGTTGAACCTCGTAGATAAAGCGGTGATAGTTGCAGACGTAAAGTCTGCCGTGCTGAGTTGCCCAGATAGCTTGTTCTCCGCACGTGCCAATGTGGTCGCAATCAATGCGGTGCCGGTCGCGCGAATCGATGGCGCGCCAGATCGCATTTTCGGCCATCGGCGGCAAATCAATCAGGAGCTGTGGCCGGTATGTCTGTGCTGCGTTCATGGGTGCCTCGGTCTCCCGGAACGCCGGGCCGGTTTTCCGAAATGGCTTGCAATCCATTAATCCTCTATCAAAGAGGGCTGTTAATAGACTGTGCTTTTTACACTCAGGTGTAAATAATAAAATGCACCAAAGTGAAGCTGCTTGTCAATCATCGGCCAGTCGTGGATCACCGATTCCGCCGCTTAGTGTGGCGTTGTAATAGGCTTGGCATACCATCGGCTCAATGCCAGCCGCCTCGCACTGTTTAAGGTACGGCCAAAAAGTGTTTTTCAGCCAGCCGTGAGCGGGCCAGAACCCGGAGTCTGTCGACATAATGACCGGTTGCCGGGTTCCTTTGCGGTGGGTGCGTTGCCACTTCATCGCCTTCGCGTAGCTCATAAGTTTATCTCTTTTGATCTGAATCGATTTCGTTGATGACTGTACGAAAGCGTGCCTGCCCTACACCAATGACAAGCGAATGAATTTCACTCTCTGCCTGCCGTGTGTACTCTTGTGCTTGTTGCTGTGCTCGGGAAGCAAAACCACGGGGCGCTCTTCCTGCCCCTTTGTATTTGCCCAGGATCCCAGCGCCCCCGATGTTTTGGCCCTTGTACTGGATCATGTAACCTTGGGCATCGGCACGAAAGGAAAAGTCCTCGCGCTTCAAAGTTGGTGGAAGCGAGATAGTCGCAGTGGCTTGCGATGTGGTTGCAGACTTGCGAGCGCGCCACGAGAAACCCTCTTGATAGAGTTCCCAGTCTTCGGGGCACGCCGCCTTGCACTCTTCGCGGCTGGGACTCGGGAAAATAGCGCTGTGCGGGGGCTCAACATCGGAGGCCACAAAAGATAGGTTACCGTCTCCAGGTGCGTAAGAGTGAATAACGGCGATGCGGTCACCGTCTGCATTGCGGCGGGATACTTCAGGCTTACTCATGGTGTTAGCTCCTTGCCGGACTCATCCAGCACTTGAAAATTTTGGTCGCCTATCAAAAGACGCGTTTAGTAGCGCTCGATCACGAGTAGCCGCGTACTGACGCCGGTACCGCTGGCTTTGAAAGCGCCGTCTGGCAGGTTTTCCCACGTGGCGTTTACTTCGTCCAGCCAGGCGCGAAACTCCGTACTCTTGCGGTCACTGCGGAATTCAAAACTCGGACTTAGAACAGAGACAAGTGCACCACATGGGGCGAGGAGTTTGTAGGCGTGGCGGATGTGGTCAAGATCCTGCTGCCGTTCAAAGGGCGGATTCATGATGATTCGGTTATAGGTTCCGAGGTCGGCAGTGGAAACCTGGAGAAAATCGTCTCCGACCAACTTGTAACCCTTGATTTGCAGGATCTCGCGCAACCGCAAAACCGGCTCGATAACTTCCAATTCCAACTCAGGGTAAGCGGCGTGAATTGCATCGGCAATATGTCCGCTGCCTGCTTCCGGTTCCAGAATGCGCATTCCCTTGCTGAGTCGGCTCAACCGCGCGCGGCGCAGCATGATTTCAACCACGGGCGCGGGCGTGGGGAAGTATCCGGGGATATTGGAGAGCTTGATTTCCGCCTCTAGCGCATCGATCTTGCGCAGCCGCTCACGCTTGGCGCGTTCCGCTGTATTGCCTTCAATCATGGACTGCAGGAGCCGTGCCGATTCAGACGTATCGTAGTAGTCGTCCGATTCACTCACAGAATAATAACCACCTTTGCCGCAGTCGATTCCTTTATGAACCATCTGCGCAATTTCATTTTTCTTTGTGCAGGCCGCCAACTCGGAAAGAATGGTTCCGTTTTCGTGTGCATCGGCAAGGGCGAACAATGCCCGCTGTGTGCGTTCAAGGTTGCGGCAATCGTGCATCCGGATCTGGTGTTCCTTATTCCGCTTGGGTGTGGGGTTCTGCGTCAGCGGTCGGCCTGCGTGATCGATTTTCGGCTGAAGAGCGTCGGCCCAGTTGCGGAACCGCGCAGCAAGTTTGTTGTTTCCGGTAATCTCTGTTGCAAAAACTGTTGCAGTTGCCATGCCTGTATTCTCCTGGTGCGGTGTGGGGGCCGCTGGTTGAGTTTTCAAAATCAGTGTTGAAAATTTGGTCCTCTATCAAAGAGCCGATTTAATCGGCAGGGTTTCGATGTAGATATTTCCCTTCCGCTTCTTTTTGATCAAGCGGCCCTCTGCAAAGGCTTGATAGATGCGAGTTTCTGCGCACTTTTGCATGCTGGTTCCATACTTCATAATGCTGTGACACATATCCCAGAGCTGCGGAGGCAAAAGACCAACTGCAATCACGCTCCATAAATCTGTTGTATAGGCGGGGAAGATGATTCCTTGTGTTCCGCCGCCGTGTGTTTCAAGGATCACGGGGCGCATTTCTTCCGGATTTTCTTCGGAAAGATACACGCCATAACGATAGGCAGCACCAGACCATTTTGTTTTTGAAACAAAACTACAAAGACGACCATCGCCAAAGATCCCGGCGTTAACAAAACGCAATGAAGCAATAGAAATTTGGCACGGTCCAGAGTTGCTATCAAAGTCAAAAACTTCAATGGTCTCTGGCTTTTCTGGTGCGGAAGTATTGAGCGAAATATCGGCTGGGTCATTGCTATGCCAATAGCTGCCGGGGCTGGACTGAACTGGATTCATTGAAATGGCCCTCCATGGGCTGTATGCACGTTGGGTTCTAAAAATTTGGTCACCTATCAAAGGGGATTTACGTAGTTGACTCCCGTTTCTTTGATTCCGCATCACTTAGCCTCTTTGTGGATTTCTTTCGTTCCTTCGGTGGTTTGACCTTTGATTCAGGCCGGTAAGCGAGTACCACATCAACCATTTTGTCTAGGACTTTAGGTGGCTTCATTGGATCAACCTCGCGTAGGTGAGACGCTTGCCGTCTACGGCTTTAATGAAGCTGTCGAGACGGTCCAGCGTGTGAATCTTCACATCCCCTTCGTTCAAGCGAAAGGTGAATTCGTCAACGTAACGGTGCAGGTGCTTCGGACTTGCGTGGTGGTAGACGCCATATACCCCACGCTTCATGACCGCCCAAACACTTTCAATGGAGTTGGTGTTCACATCACCCCGGCCGTACTCCCCGGCGCTATGGTTCACCGTTTCATGGCCGAAAAAGAGACCGCCAATTCCAGCGTAGCCGGTCGATTCATCCGTCATAAGCTGTGTGCCGACTTCGACGTTATCCAGTACGGCACCTTGCAGGCACTCTTTGTCAGTGTTCGGGACGGGATAGGCAATGGTACGACCGCCGCGTTCCCTGAGTCCTACTACAGCCGTCTTGCCGACACTGCCACGGCCAGCCCTGAGTTTCTTGGACTCATGTTTATTAGCTTCTTTGCCGCCGAAAAAAGCTTCATCAGCTTCGACGATTCCTTGCAGTTTGGCGAGTTCCCCACCGCAAGCCTCACGGAGGCGGTGAAGCATGAACCACGCGCTTTTCTGCTGTATACCAATCTCTTTAGCGATTTGCATGGAAGAAATTCCCTTACGGGCCGTGACCAGCAGGTACATGGCATAGAGCCACTTATGCAGCGGGATGTGGCTGCGCTCGAAAATGGTTCCGGTGCGGATCGTGAAGTCAAGCTGGCACTTGTTGCAGCGATGAAAGCCAGCCTTGCGGGGTGTGATGCGGTCCTGTCCGGCACAGGTTGGGCAGGTGACACCTTTAGGCCAGAGACGGCTCTCAAGGTAGACCCGCGCCGTCTCCTCATCGGGGAACATCTGGAAGAGTTGGAAGATGCTGATAGTCGAGCGGCTCATGACTTACTCCCCTTCCTGAGCGGCGGGAAGAGACCAGTCAAGCAATTCAGCTACGAGGCGAGCGCACTGGTAGCGGTAGTACCGCGAAGCGTCCGAGCATCCGCGAGCGATGATGGCGAGCGTTTCACGCTTCCCGTCCAGCCAGGGGTTGTAATCGCCGTGGCGAGAGACCGGCTCTTCATTGCGGCCAACGAAGCTACCGGGCCTCACAGCGTCACGACTGGTGCAGGTTTCAGACTTCACATATGCGTAGACTTTGCGGCTCATTTTGATCTCCTTGAGGCGTTCGCCTCTCATGTATTTAAGGTAGTTGATTCCCGCACAAATGTCAAGAAGAAAATGAGGAATTTCTGTGGATAAGGGAATTAAATACATAATTCCCTATCAAAGAGAGTTGGACTAAGCAGGCTGTTTACTTTTTCCGCTTGTCAGCATAGAAAGCGCGAGCTTCAGCCTTCAGCGCGGCAATTGCTTCAGGAGTGAAAACGCTGAAATGTTGTTCGTCCAGATTTTTTTGAGTGGCGCTGGCACGCTTGCGCGAAAGGACTTTGTGGAAGTCGCCGAAAACTTCAAAGGTGATCGAGCCATCTTTTACAAAGTGAATGTGAGCGGAGGAAACAAGCTGGTTTTTATTGCATTTTCTTGTGCTGATTTCAATCTCTGCAGCGCCTGCTTCGCTGTTCAGCTCCGAAATGGGGATAATCTGTTTTGGTTCCTGTGCCATGGTCAAGACTCGATTCTGCCGATAATCGGCGGTTGTGTGTTGTGGTTGAATTGGTAAGGAATTCTTACAAATTGAAATGAAACTATTCCGCGTGATTCGCTTCCGGATCATACTTCCACATGCCGCAAACAGAGCAGAATCCAATGAAGTCTTTATCCTCAAACGAATGCGGTGTTTGAGCCGGATTCATAGGAACCACGGCAGGCGTGGGCTGTACGGATGCGTCTTCAGACACTTTCCAGCCGCCCACGGTGTTTCCGTTGAAGTCGCGCAGTATTCCATTCTCGCCGTCTGCGAGGTCGCGGCTGTTGTCTTGCAGTGCCATTACCGCACTCGAAAGCGCGCCAGCTACGTCCCACGGGGTTCTCATGGCATCATTGCCCAACTCAATTTCAAGCGTGAATTTCATGGAGTCCTCAATTTCGCCGGTTCGCCGGTCCGGTTGAAAAAACCTGGTCACCTATCAAAGTCCGGATTCTGGACTTTGCGCCTATTCTTCGTCGCCTTGTGTCATCTGCTTGAAGTCGTGCTCCCATTCGGGTATGCGTACACGCCATGTTGTCATTGATCCACTCTCCCTTTCGCTGTATACTGCATCCGTTTACGAATCTTGAGATTGTATCCAATTGTTTCAAGCTCCGTTCGAAGTTCCTCATATTCTGGTTCGCTTGCAGGAATAGTGCGGCGAATAACAGATATACCGTCAGCCGCTCCATGCTGCCCAATATGTTCGTAACTATCGCAAAATCCATTCCCTACATAATCGGTAGGAAACAGAGCGATAATTCCAGTCCCATTATTGCCAGACCACTTGCGGAAAATAACTACGGTCTCGTCTCCCATGATTAATCCTCCTCTGAAAATTGGTGAGAGAGCTTGCCTACTCTCTCTGCCGGGTACCGTCCGGACGCTACCGCTTGCCCGCGGTGGGCGCGGCGGAGGCTAGTGAACATCTGCATTCTTGGCGAGCCGCTCTCCTTCGTGCTTGGTCCCGTAGCAGTCGCACGGCTTGCCATGATTACAAGCTATGTACCGGCTATCCACTACCCATGCTTGGTGGTAATAGTCGTATCCGGTAACAGCATCATCCGCCGTGGCGTTTTCGCGAGAACTTCTCAATGCTGCATAGGTCATTTTCTGCTCCTGTGCGGATTGGTGATCCGCTGATTTCATATCTCAAATTTCGCCGGTTCGCCGGTCCGGTTGAAAAAATTTGGTCACCTATCAAAGTCCGGAATCTGGACTCTGCGCCTATTCTTCGTCGCCCTGCGTTACAAGTTCGAAGTCGAAGCCATCCGGACAGCTCGGGCCGCTCGCATCGCAGACGGACCATTGCGCGCCACTGGGCAGATGCTCTACCCACCATTGGCCATGCTCGAAAAAGGTGCGGAATTCCACGTACCGGCGGGCGGGATTGACTAACGCTTTCTTGGCTGCTTTCAAGATTCGCGTTTCCATGGTGGGAGTGTTGGTTTCAGTGTCCAGCTTCAGCGTAAAAGACGATAAACAACTGAATCCCTGCCCTATTCCGGGACCAGTAGAGTGATAGGCCGCAGGCCAATTGCGAACAGACTTGACCAGATAAGCAGCACAGTCAATTTCCGTTTTTCCGGTAAAGACGGGTTGACCGTCCAAAGATACGGAATGCTTGCCGGGAGTGCTGCACACCTGGATTAGTTTTGGCGTTAGTTGCTGGATCTTTGCGAGTGTCATCGGTGGTCTTTCTATCCTTGCCCGCGTACAGCCCACGGGCGGGCGTAAGGTTACAAACCTGTTTTGTTCATTTTGCGGAAAATCAGGTGGTCCGGGATACGCGCCACGGCACAAAGGTACGGGGCTTTGAATCCGGATACTCATCTGTTTTCCATCCGTTTTCGTGCATCCATGGGTAAAGGCCGGATAGATCATTGAAAACTGGCGATAGCGCATTATGGTTGGTATCTGCGATGAAACAGCCCGTTCGTCCGCTGATACGGTCTCGGCATTGAACATTCATTCTGTATTTCATTTACAGCCCCCTTCCCGCAAGAATGGCCTTGCGTGCCTTGTCTTTGAATCCTTTGGTGAACCACTCCGGATTATCCCAGTTCACTTGCCCGGTACCGTAGTCAACCGGGTAATCAGTGCGGAATCCGTCTTTTGTTGCGGCAACGTATGCCCGCTTGCCGTTGATCGTTGCCGTTACCAGCGCTTCGCCGTTTACGTGGACATAAACCGCGCGTTCATCTTCGAAAGTCGTGTACATTTTTCCGCCTTTACAGAACCGCTGTTAGTTCGTCCAGAATTGCGCGGATTAAGCGCATAGGAATTCCGGTTTCCGCTGCAATGTCTTGTGAGGTTCGACCTTTGCGCCATAACGCAACAATGATTTTTTCTGTTTCAGACATAAAATCGTTCTCTTTTCCGTTGTTGATAGTCTGCGCTTTAATAATATCGGAGACTGTTACCGATATCACAAAGCTATTCAATTGACCACTTTGCAGCCTCATAGCCAGGCAATGCGGTAATGAGATTCCCGCGCAGTTTTTCGCAAACACGCTTCGCCTGCGAGGTTTTCCAACCGTCATGCTCACAAGACTGGTATTCATAGCAATCAATGAGTTTGAGCGCTTCAACCACGGTAGGGATGCGCGCGGGACTGTGGAAGACATACGGAACAAGCCAGTAAGGCTCACACGGGCCGGGCAGGCGTTCAGGCGTGCCGACTGTATCCGGATAGCGCGCATTAATGCTCAAAATATTTTCATGAATGAGCACGTTTCCGAGCTCGCCCAGTGGGTCCTCAGTGCGGGGCAGAATATCAGCCCATTTCATGGAATCTTCCCACCGTCGCGCGTCTTTTTCAGAGTGTGACGGACCGCATGCGACTACTGCAATGATTGCGTCGATCTGGTTTTTGCTTACCATGAATGCAGACATTGATTTTTTCCATTTCTGGCGCATTGCGCCGGTTGAATTTTGGTTACCTGGTGCAGTCCAGAATTCGGACTCGATTACGCCAAACGAAAAACGCGAAAATCTGCCTGCAGGTGAATGCCGTTATGAGCACAGACATAGTTTTCGCTGAAAAACCAAACTGTCGCCGGGCGCGTTTCACCCGTAGGAAGGATCTGGTCTATCAAAATAGGGGAATCAAGGCCGCCGCTATACGATGCACTGCCCACAGACAGATAAAATCCGTTGTGGTCACCCGCGTAAGACGAGAGCTGTACTCTATCGCCCCAATGGTGAGCAATGCGGAATTGGCCTTTCGGAGTGTCTACCCAATCGCCTACGCGCGGCCCTTGAATCGCGTTATAGACGCGCATCCGTTCAGAGAGAATCGCTTCATTGATTGGGCGCGCGCGGCGTTTGGCTTCCCGTAAAATTCCTTCAGTGCTGTAATCGGTCATTGCGTTTTCCCCTTTGCCCGCGTACCAGCCCACGGGCGGGCAAATGTCTAATTCCAGCGTGCCGCAGCGAGAAAACGGCCCGTTTGTTTGGCCAGCTCATAAGCGCTATCGGGATTCCAAGTCTTTGCAATGCCGAATTGCATATAACGCCCATCGGGCAACAAAGCGCCGATATGAACGTAATAACCTTCTGATCCACCTTCGACGGCATAGGCTATCAATTCGTGAAAGTCTTGAGGGATGAGAGACGGGGAAACGCCGGGTTTCGCTTTAAGGCCAGATTCGCCCACCAGGTCAAAGTCCAGGGAAAAGCTGTACTCTTCTGCCAGCTTGCCAAACTGCGCGTTTATCGCCTTGAGCAAGGAATGAACCGTCGACATTGTGACAACGTGGTACCGGTCCAGGTTTTGATCAGGGTACGCAGCGCGCGCCTTGCTGTGATCCGTAAAGGTTCCCAATGGGGTTACATATGAATCCTTGCGGAGAATGAAGTCAGTAATCATATCGCTGGTTCGCATTTTCGTGTTTTCTCCAAATTTGTAGTGGTTGAAATGCGGGCGGAATGGGCGGGCATTGCGCCCGCCCGCAGGCGTGAGAGCTAGGCAGCTACAGCCACGCCCTTTAGTTCCGCCATACGCTCGGCCAGCATCCAGAGAGCGCGATTCAATTTCACGTCCTGGTCAATGCCTTTCACTTCGCGCGTGGTCACGCGGCGAAAGGTGCGCTGTTTTGTGTTTGGATCAATGCCGCGCGCAGTACCATGCAAACCGCCGCGAATCACGTTTTCCTGAACCACGTTCAGGGTGTGCCACAGATCCGGTTTTGGTGCGGCGGGTTTGCGATAGTCGATAAGCCCTTCTGCATCGGCTTCACGGCGCGGACGCAAGAGCTGTTCTGCAGTGATAGGCGATTTAATCACACCTTCCACATCGGCAAAGCGTAGCTGGCGGGCTGCATCGGCAAAGGCTACCTGCTCGCCCGCCGACAGCTGGATCTGGTTCCACTCATCCGCGCGCGCTAGCGCTTTTTCAGACTGACCGACAATCTGAAAGGATCCTTCGATAACCTGGTCGACGATGTTTCCTTTGTGCATGATTGAAAGCATCTGAACCGTGGAATCTGCAACCATGAGCCCGTTTGAGCAAACCAGCCGGAACAAACCGGCAGAAAGTTTGTATGCGCTGGTGCCATCATGGCTATTTACTAAAATCACTTCCGGCACGGAATCGCCTACACGCTGAATTGCGCTGAATGAATCGGGATGGCGGAAACGAATCAGATGTTTAGTGAAGTCTTCTTTGCCCGCCAACCTGCAGCGGCTCTGAGTGGCCTTGAAAGGCTGAAAGCCCTCGCGCATGAGACCGGCGATAATATCGGAAGTTGGGATATAGGTATAGCGCAGAGAGCGCGATTCGTGGGCAGCCGTGGCGAAAGCGGACGGCGCATAGTGGCGGAGTGCATCCAGGGTAAGCGGGGTTTGCTGGCGGAGAGCTACTCCGGGATTGATTGCGGCGCCGATAGAAAAATTGTGTGCGTTCATTCTGAATCCTCTGATTCTCGGAACTATGGTTCCCGTTTCGCGCTTAGACTTCGCTGAGTCGCGCTTTTTCAGCACCAGCACCGTTTAGCTGGTGGACGGGAAAACCCCGTCTAGTCGTTAGCCGTGGGCAGATTTTCAATCGGTGCGAGTTCGCCCGCGTGCCGCGTGCCGTAGCAGTTGCATTTTCCGGGATGCTCACAGACGACATACCGCCCGTCCACCGTCCAGGCCTGATTTACATAATCAAAATGCGGACCGGTGGGCCGTCTGACTGGCTCAACAGGCAAAGACTGTGCAAAGAGGAAAATTTCCATTTTGATCCTTTCCGGGCTGTGAGCGGTGAAGCACTCATCCATGCCGCATTTACAGACTGCGCCTTTCTTCACTAAAGTGTCAATACAAAAACGCATAAGAGTGAAAATAAATAACAGCACTGAGGTGTAATCTTTAAAAACAGTCCGGAATCTGGACTCTGTAGCCCGTCCGGATCCGGCGGCCCGTTTTTTTGTGCCGAAAACCGCGCCCCGTAATAGAGTGGCCTTATGTCTAAAATGCTTTCTATCCGCCTGCCCGATACGCTGTATGCAGCGCTGGAAGCGTACGCCAAAAAGCGCGACCAGACAAAGCAGCAAACCATAATCACTTTGATCGAAAGCGGGATCCTGCCACACCCCAACCACCAGCCCGCACCGCGTGCGCCGGAGACTGCGAACTATGCGCGCCCCGTCCATGCGACAGGCTGTAAGTGCTATATGTGCAAACCGCCGAAAGACTAGCAGAGTCCAGATTCCGGACTGCCGGCAGTCGCCGAAAACCGTCAGCCTAATACAATCCCTCTATATACTCACTCTCTCTGCATTTCACCTCTGCACAAAAAACCTTCTTTTACACCTTTCATCTGAATATCACCAAAACCTGATAATTACTCAATAACTGCATCCCAATCGTGCACCCAAACCAACACAACACACCCCAATCGTGCGCACCATGCTCTGCATAACACCCGCAAACAATGAAACCTTTTCGACGCTCAAAGGAAATTCATGGGCGCCTATCAAAAGAGAGCGCAGAACAATGCGTAAACCGGCCCTGCAGACGCGTGAGAGCTGCGCGGTGCGCACGAAGATGCGCAGAGCAGGCGCATGTATACAGCAAAAAGCGCATGTATACAGTGTCTGTCTGTAGCGTGCTGGGGAGTAGTGACAATGTATTCCGTATATGTTTGTGGGTATTCCCGTGTGTTTGTCTTGTATCTCTATATATATGATGCGGGTTTGAATCCCTTGATAGCATCCCTACGGCACGGTGGGCGCGGTGTGTGTGCCGGCTTGTCTCTGATCGATAAAAAAACGGGCCGGATTGTCGCGTTTTGGTTGTCAGGTCCCAGGGGGGGGTGGCGATGCCTATGACGCCTTTGGGTTGTAGAAAATATTTTGTGTGGGAGGCCATGGGGCGCAGTTTAGGCGCAGACTATTATGCTGAAAAAATTTGGTAAGGAAAACGAAGAAGCGCAGACTTAGCGCAGAGTTATCAAGGTGCAGAGTCAGGAAGGATTGTAGGAGGAGAGGAGCGGATTTCGCGGGGCGCAGAGGTTCCATGTGGAACTTTGGAGTTAGTTGGTGGTAGAGAAAAAATGGTCTTGACAGGGCGCAGAATTAGATAGAAGTTAGGAAGCAGTGAGGGCGGTATGCCGAGACCGAAGCCGAGCGAAGAAGATTTGAAGGAGCGTGTGCAGCGGCGCCACGAGTGGGTGGAGTTTCGCAAAAAAAATCTGTTCACGCAGGTGAGGCTGGCTCAGGTGCTGGAGTTGAGTCGCAGGACGGTACAGCAGATTGAGGCAGGGAAGGTAAGTCCGTGGCCGGAGACGTTGAGGAAGTTTCAGGCGTTGAAGGCGAAGTATGACCGGGAGAGGGCAGCATAAATCAGGAAAGGTGGTATGGGGTGGAAGACGATTACGTAGAAGGTTTGACGGGAGAAGAGATTATCAACGATGTGCTGGACCAGACGGATAGCAAGCTTCGTGGGGATTGCAATTTGCGGGGATCGGATGCATATCCTGGTGGCTACGATGGCTGGGTTGAAGTACATCTGAATTTGCGCGGACTGGATCTGGTGCAGGTGAAGACGAAGATCATTGTGGGTGCGCCTGCAGGAGTTGATTTTTCTGCGCTGGACAAAGATGCGGTGAAGGAAACCGTGGTGGATGCGCGTGTTGATATTCCTCTGGAGACGCGGCTGAATGCAGTTCGAGAGCGCAGCGGACAGGATGTGCCAACACTGACCAAGGATGATGAAGGGAAGATCGTCGTCAAGAAGCGGCACTACGCCAGACGAACGGTCGTGTCTGAATCCGGAAAGCCTGACGAATTGGAAACAGCCTGACGAATTCTCCGGATTGCCTCCGGAGGAAGTTGCGCGGCGGCGTGGAAAGCAGACACGCAGGGTTGGGGTATACCCGATGACAGGCCCCCTGAAATAGCATGAGATTCTCGCCGGAGTAGCGCCCGGCCCGCGCGTCAAACTTCTGATGTTGAAAAGTAAGCGGCAGGTACCGAATGAAACAGAAAAAGCTGACATGGCTGAAGCGTTTCGCGAGCATCTTCAATCCGACCCGCGATCAGCATCGTATCTGCCGCCTGTGTCACAAACGCATTCTCAGATCGCATAAATGGCACAGCGTTAAGGTGGGCTGGTTTGCTCCATGGTATTGTTGCGAACACAGAGACTGCAGCAATCCGATGAATGCAGCGTCCGAGAAGTCAAACCTGACTCTTGAACTGCCTTTTGAAACGGAAATCCGTACATTCACATCAGGTGGAACATCAGGCGAATTGAAAATTGTGGATGGTGCCATTACCGAAGTGATCCTGCTCCAATCAGCAAAGAGCAGCGGATTCGCCGAGAGAGCGCAATGAATAAACTGCACTGGTTGAGAACGCAATGGATGGATCCGGTTCCTTCTGTGCGAGTCGACGAATCCGGGACTGAAGAACATTTTGAAGTGCAGTTTCTGCGTGCGCTCAGAAGCGATGGCCAGATGTTCGAAGTTCATGCCGATGTTGGACCGATAGCAACGCCAAAGAATTTTCGCGAACGGCTTGGCGGCATGTTGAATGACCCTGCACTTCCATATGTCGCAAATGCAGACGATGAAACCAGAAAACAATATGTCCAAATGTTCAAAGGAAGCGCTGGATGGATTGAGGAACCGGGCATTGAACAGGAGAATCTGCCATGATGACAGAGCTGGAAGAACGATTTGTGGCAGCATTTGAACAGATTGCAGAAGCACTGGCAGGTATAGATGACACGCAAAAAAGACAATTCGCCAAACAATGGCCAGAACCAGGGAAAAAACGGGAAGCGGTTATCACTCGTGTCCCAACCGAAGAAGACCTCATCCGCGAAGAACAGGGAGCAAGCGACGAACCGATTGAAGAATGGATCGGACTCAGGGAAAGAGAATTCATTGAACGTCAGGCAGGTTCCGCGACTACTGAAGAAAGAGAATCGGGTGGCGGAAGCTTTGAAACGCCTGAAGGTAAATCCTGAAAAGGTTGCGGCAGCTCCGCAGATTACGCCTCTCTTCAAAAATGCTGAAGGTGGTTTGAAAGGCGTTCTCAATGCAATGCGCTTTTCGGCACAGGATGAAGTGATTGCAGCGTTTCTTAAAAAGTACGATTCAATCCCCGAAGGAGACCGGCAAAGAGTTCCCTGGGAAGCCGTAGCGATTGCCGCGAGGTTGGACATTCGGCAGTTGACGGGATCAATTCTGTTTGCAATGCAAGCCGCCTCCGCCAGCATGGTCAAAGTGATTGCGCTCTCTTCTCATCCATTGATCACCAAAGCCCGCATTACGTATGGCCAATTGCCTGGTGGTGACAAGGACAGAAATGCGATTGATACAGCGCTCGGTTTTCTGCCATCACCCAAGGGACCAACATTTATCGGCAAGGCAGTCTTTGGATCAACTGGCACCAGGGAGAAAGAAGAATCGGAACCGAACGCTGTCTTTGGTGAGGACGATGATTTGGATGATCTTTTTCCGTTAGCAAGTTCCATGCAGGAAAAGTTGGTACCGATACGGCAGAGACTGCTGGAGAAATAATCTGAATGAAACACATTGTCTGTTTCAGCGGAGGTAAAGATTCAACGGCTCTGATTCTCTGGGCAAGAGAAAATCTGTCGGAATTTACGACTGTGTTTTGCGATACTGGCTGGGAACATCCAATTACCTATGCCTACGTTGAAGAGATCAATCAAACGGTTTTGAATGGCGCTCTTGTCACACTTAAGAGCGAAAAGTATTCCGATGGCTTTGTACAACTAATCACTGACCGAAAAATGATTCCCGGTGTGCATTCGCGGTTTTGCACTCAGGAATTGAAAATTTTTCCGCTGCATCGCTATTTTGAATCTCTGGATGACGAGGTGACCAGTTATCAGGGTATTCGTGCCGATGAATCCTATTCCAGATCCAGGTTGAGCGAGACGGAATGGCTTAATGATGCAGGTGGCTACTGGATCAAACGGCCTCTGTTGCACTGGTCTGCAAAACAATGTTTCGCTATGATGGCGAAGTACAATATCCATCCAAATCCACTTTATCTTATGGGAGCAACGAGAGTTGGCTGTTGGCCTTGCATCATGACCGGTTTGGGAGAATTGAAACGTGCACTCGGCTTCTTTCCCGAGCTGAAAACCCGTTTGATTGAACTGGAGAACCATGCCAACGAAGCTGCGAACGATCCAGAAAATTATCGCACATGGTTTCGGTCCGACAAGATTCCATCGCGCTTCTGTTCAAAATCCGTTATCACCAAAGACGGTCGTACGGTTCCCATTCCAACTTGCGCAGATGTTTTTCGCTATATAGAAAGTGTTGACGAGGATCAGATTCCACTGTTTCCGGCCCGTTCCTGTATGTCGGTCTACAATCTCTGCGAATGATTCATCGCACCACAACTAAGGCTTGACGCCAAAAAAAATTCGGTATAAATGTAAAGCAACAGTCGAGACACATGCCCTCCCCCAGGGAATCAGCAATGGCTCAAGTCAGAAATGGCTTGGGCCATTTCTGTTTTGTAGTCGGTTCCAGGGAGGAAAGCCATGGCTAGAACCAAAAAGGGCAAGCAGATCTACTCGACCAAGCTCGTTCAACTGAAGAAGATGACGCCACGAATCAAAACGCTCGGCAAGCGGGCCGCAAAGACTTCTGCCGTGAAGGCATAGATTCTGACGTTCTTCAAACCGGAGATCAATGTATAGCGAACGGATTGTATTACGCAATCTGGACGAATTCGCAGCCCGCGAAGGCTGGATGCCCGTTTACCATTCTCTGGAACAGGTGCAGGAATTCAAGCAGTACATTGATTCTCTGGTTAAGATCGAGAGCAACTCCCGGTCTTCTTATGTCACGTTGCAACGTCCCATCACGCAGAAACGTCAAAAGGAAATCTGGCGCTGGATCGAGAACGAGCAGGCACTTTGTGGCTTGGACTCCGGTTATTTTGAAAGTCGCTATGCCTGGGTCTGCGACGAAAAAGGCCAGATCTTTAAATTCCAAAATCGATTGTCCCAGAAAATCTTTGATGGAGTTATTGCTGGCTTTGACGAAAAGCAGGTCTCCATCGAACTGCTGATTATCAAGGCGCGACAGGTTGGCGTCACAACAAAAACTGCGCTTAAATTTCTTCATCGTCTGCTCTTCGTTCCGCATACTCAGGCCGTGATGGCTTCCGTGCAATCAGATAAGTCGGAATTGATCGGACGCATTCTGGACACAGCCTATAATCGCTGCCCCTGGTGGCTGGTGCCGCGTCGTCTGCCAAAAGGTGCCTATGACAACGGTTCGGTTCTCTCTATTCAATCTGGTATGCAGGCAACCGGCATTGCACAGGGATGGACGCCAACGTGCCTGGTACCGGGTACACCTGTACGCGTTGCTAATGGTGGTGTAAAAGCCATTGAAGATCTTGTGCTTGGCGACCGGGTTCTGACCCATGATGGTCGATTGGCAGCAGTAAAGTGTTCCTTTGAAACCTCGCGTCATGGTGAACCAACACGAATACTTAAACTGTGGGGATGCTATCTGCCGCTTGAAACAACTCTCGACCATCGTGTTTGGACTCCTGACGGTTGGTGCGAAGCAGAAGATTTAGGCGTAGGCGATTTTGTGCGTTATCCAGTCCGTGAAATCCGCGCTGAAAACGATGGGGAACCATTACAAAAAATGCTGCGCGGAAAGATTGATGCAGCGCATGCGATTGAATTTGAACTAACGTATTCGCCAGCAGTTGCCTATCTTGCCGGGCTTTATCTTGCTGAAGGATCATGCCATGAAAGCGGAATAGGAAAACTCAACAAAAAGCCATATTTGTCGGAAGTAACTTTCACCGTGCATCGTCGTGAAGCTGCACGTACTGAAACAGCAATCAGAGCAGTGTTAGGCGAAGACCAGCATGTACACACAAAAAACCACGGTGAAAACGGTTCACAGGTGTGCGTTTCCTGCGCATGGTTGGCACGCTGGTTAGCAGGAAACTTTGGTCGTAAATACGACAAGCATGTACCGGATTGGATTTGGACAGTGGGCCGCGACTTTTGCCTTTATCTTTTGAAAGGCTATCTCGATGGCGATGGCCATTGCGAAAAAAACTCAAATCACGTCATTGCTCCATGTATCTGCGAGGCTATCACACTTCAGATGCGCGATCTGGTAGCTTCATTGGGCTTTGGCTGGGCTTCTATCTACCACCAGGCAGCTATGCAATCACCATGGGGTGGTAAAAAGCGCGAAACCTGGAAACTTGTAATGGTGGGGATGTGTGGCTATCGCTATCGAATGGCATTCAATCTTGAACATATTCCATCCCAAGAAAAAGCTCGTCACTGGCATTACAGCGAAGATGGATCAGCTATTGATGTAAAGATTGAAAAAGTTGATGAAGGATTTAGCGAATCGTTCTATGACGTGGAAGTGGATGATGTAGCGCATTCTTTCACAACATTGCAGTGCTCTGTCCATAACTGTATTCATGTATCGGAGCTGGCGGATATTCCCAAGCCGGAAAAGGTAATTGAAGAAGGTCTGTTGCGCGCCACGCACTCATCGCGCAATCTGTTCATGGTCTTTGAGGGAACGGGAGGCGGCAATACCGGTTGGCTCGCAAATACCTGGCGGTCGGCAAAGGCTGATTGGCCGAAAGGACAATCCCGGCTGTGTCCGGTCTTTATTCCCTGGGCAATGGTCCCGGATCTGTATCCGGAACCAGACTGGGTGCGTAAATTTCCTGTGCCTGCTGAATTTATGAGGAAGCGGCAGGAAGTAACACGGAAGCATGTACAGCGTTGCGAACTCTACATCCGCAATACTACCTATCTGGCCAACGTAGTGGGAGCAGATTGGCGGATGCCGATTGAACAGCAATGGTTCTGGGAATTCAACTATCTTCAGGCTTGCAAAAATCACACACAAAAAATCTGGTTAGCACAGATGGCTGCCGACGACTTTGAAGCTCTGACGGGAGTTCACGACAGCGTTTTTGACCTTGAAACAATTCAGGAAATTGAGAACCATGTTTATGAAGTGGAAAGCGATAATAAAGAAAGAAAGAAACCGGTTCAGGCGTATGCGATTACCGGCGATTCCATTGATGACGGCTTTGAGCCGGATGATTCAATTATCGACTATGACAAAGACCGCATTCGGATTCTTTGGAATTCAGATCGCGGTCAGCAATACAAATGGGTGCTGATTCCACTTTTGCCGGTCAACGAAGAAATCGAGACGGAGACCTTTGACAAGTTTCTGGTGTACGAAGAACCCAAAGCCGGTTATAGCTACAGTTGCGGGATCGACACGGCTGATGGACTTGGCAAGGAAGATGAAGACAGAACCTGTGTATCAATGACACGGAATCGATTTGGCGATGAATTTGATTATCAAGTTGCCGAGTTGACATCAAACCGAATCAACTCTGCGCAGATTGTAGGATTTGCGGCTTGCATGGCAGCCTGGTATGGAGAAAATACACAGGATTCGCGCGGCGTGAAATTTTGCGTGGAACAAATTGGTCGGCCCGGTGATACCTGCCAGCATCAACTGAAGTTGATGGGATTCCATTGGCATCATGTTCCACGGCGTTATGACAGCAAAAAAATCAAAGACGATTCAGGAAAAAAACAAGGCTGGTATTCCAATGTGTGGAGCGTGCCCATTTTGATGACGCGCTTTACGGAAGCAGTTAATGGTGGCTGGTATCGACCGTCATCGAAATGGTTGATTGAGGAATTGAAGACGCTGGAACGTCATGCGGCGGCTGGCAGAATATCCAAAATGGAACATCGCAGTGGACAGCATGATGATCGCGTACGTGCTGCAGCACAATCGTTTTTTACTGCACATGATTTTGATATTCTTGCGGACAGGGCACAAAAGCGGTACGCTTTGCCACAAGAAAAAAATCCGCCGCTGATTATGAAATCATGTTCCGTGAATGAGGTTTCTGTTGGAGGAATGAATTGAATGCGCAGATGACAAAAAAGATTGTTTATTGGTACGACGGAACAACGGGGGAGATCCGTATGGGACTTCCCGAACGCTATCCGGCTCCCTATGGATTTGAAAAGATTGTTTGTAACTCTGCGCACGAGGCGGAAGTATGGTCAGAACGCATGCGTAAGCAGGAAACAGTCAAGATTCAGATGGAAGATGAGCAGCGGGAAATGATTGAAGGTCCGATCCGCGCCAATCTGCGTAGCCATATTCTTCATCAGATGACGAATGCCAGAAACAATTTGAATCGGGAATTTCTGCGTCGTCATCTGGAGTCGTACGACAAACGACCGGACAGAACGAAGATGAACAGAACCAGCTATCTTCACAATGAAGGATATGAACAAGGACATTGAACGGGGAAACGATGAATAGACGTGGATTTTTAAAAATATTCGGTGTTGGTACTGCATCGCTTGCTGTACCAGCTACTGCATATGCAGCGTCGACAATCTCTAAAAACAAGACTATCGATCCCGTTTTGTTGGAACGTGTTTGTGATGGTGGAAGATCGCATATGACTGCGGAAGAATGGCAACGTTATGATGAAGATTTTCCATCGCATTACCGTGGATGTGGAACACGGTTTCGCTGGTATCTTGGCACAAAGTGCATGTGCCCAACATGCATGCGCGAGTATCTATATACTTTCGAACAATTAAAAAATAAGGAGTTTTTTGTCAGTATTGAATAATTGTTCAAATTGGATATTTTGTGTAGTTATTTGACTTAATTGGAGATTTATATAAACTCTGTATTAACCAAGGTCTGCGCTAACAAAAATTGGTGTAGACGGATAACTTATATTTGCCTACTATGCGCGCATGGACCCTGAAACAACCCAATGGCAAGTACCAAAATTTGAAAGTTCTGGCAGCACACGTGTCGGTTGGGTTGAAGAGCAAATTCAGGAAGGTGAAGGGTTCCTTGAAGGACAGCTTTGCTACAAAGAGTTGGGTCAGAATATGCGTATCTTTGATGCTGTTTTCAGGGATAAGTCTCGCTCCACACTGATTACCAACGAACTGAAATACGACATTCGAAAATTCTGCGAGACACTGGCAGAAGTTCGGGAAATTGCTGGCTATGGATCCGATATACCAGCTTATAAACAATTTGCGGAAATGCTAACCAAGGTTTCAAAGTGCGTTTATTTGGAATCGGATTTTCCTTTTCAGATCCTCAAAGTTTTGCAGTATGCCAGCGTGATGGGCATTGGCTATCTGTGGCCAAAAGTGAGAGCTGATGAATACGGCTACGGCGAACGCAAAATGGTTTTTGAAGCTTTGGGACTTTTAGATGTGGTTCCTGTTCAGATTCCCAGAAGCAACGATGTGCAGGATGCTTATGCCGTCACGATTTACGACTATATGCCGATTGCCGAAGCGCATGGACGCTTTCCGCTTTTTCAGAGCGAATTGCAGACCGTTGGACCGCGTAGCTACAAGACACAAGTGCAAGCCAAACGGATAGATTATGCCGAACGGTATCGGTATGGAGATCAGGGCCGCAGCTTTGGAAATCTTTATACGGAAATTCGCTACACATTTGTCAGAGATCTGCGCATCAACAATACCGGTTATGAATTGCCGATGGGAGATGTGGGAACTACGTGGTTTTATAAAGTCCCATCCATTGGCCAACCAATTTTTGGCGGGATGCGTAATGGTATGTCTTTTATGCGTCCGGCGACAGTAGAAGATTGCCGCGTCTATCCCAATCTTCGGCTGATGATTACTTCACCAGGAATTGACCGGCCTATGTACGATGGTCCGGCTTTTGATTGGGACGGAAAGATACCGATCATTCAATATGTTGTGGATGATTGGGCATGGGAGCCTTTAGGTCGGTCTTTGGTGGGCGATGTAGGTTCTATTGAGTCTACAACACGCAAGATTGAACGGAAGATGGATCAGGTTATCACTGCAACGCTCAATCCGCCGATGGGATATAACCACACGGAAACCGGTGGACCAAAGATTGAACACTTTGACATTTTTGAGGAGGATGTTCGGATTGGATTGGATGGCAAACCAAGAGACGTTTTGCAATCCGTGTTGCCGGAAGAAGTCCGCGTAAGTAACGAACACTTTACTTTTTTGAAGTATTTGAAGGAGTGTAAGCAGTCTCAACTGGGCCTTACGGATTTGGGCAATCTGCAAAATATGAAGGCCAACATCGCCAATGATACGGCTGACAAAATGTTGGAGTCAATCGGTCCAATTGCAAAGGGGATTGCAGCGCGCATCGAAAAAGCAAACAAAGCAATTGGTTACCGCATGAAATTCCTGATTCTGCAATGGTTTAATGTGAGCCGAATCATGGAATATGTTGGACCAGACAATATTGCGCGGGAAGTTTTTGATTTTAACCCTGACGAATTAGTTCCCAGTCATTTACCGGATGAGATGACAAACGGAATGTTTCCGAATACGCCATCGCAATACGACCAACTTACGCGCGCGCGCTGGTTCGCGCGGCAGATTCGATTGGTTTCTGTACCCAGTACCTTACTGCGTATTACGCAAATGCAGGAACAAATGAAATATCTGCAGTTGAAGCGTGGTAACGCCCCAATTTCGTGGTCCACAGTTATGAAGAAACTGGATGTACAGAACTATGGAGAAGTGCCTGGCAACACCGAACACGAAAAATGGTTCAATGAGGAAATTGAAACGCAGAAGTTGAAAATTATTGCTGCTGCACAGGCCGCACAGTTGATGAAACAACTGGGAATGGAACCGCCTCAAGGTGGTGAAGGCGGTAAAGGTGGCAAAGGTGGTGGTGGCGGTGGCGGCGGCAAAGGCGGTGGCGGTGGTCGACCACCAAGTGGCAGCAAAAGCCCGAAGCTCAGGCAAAAGGGTGCTCAGGGCGGAAATCCGCGGACGGTAGTTTCGGAATCGTAAGGAGAGATCGATGGCCGTTGAAATCAAAGTGCAAAAAGACTACTACCTGACCGAAGTCAGCATTGAATTGCCAACTAACGTGTCGCAGGTGGATGAAGTGCTGAAAGCTACCAGGACAAACGGAAAAATGGTTATTCAATATAACCAGGGCAACGTGCAGGGCGTAAACGTCGAACAGCGAACAAAGATCTCCGAATCCCAGGCAAACGAAATTCGCGCTTTGCTGGGTATTGGTGAAAAAATTTTGTAATTTTGGTCTTGACACAAAAAACGTTTCGGAATATTGGTGTAACAGAATCAATCGAGCGACATGCCCCCCCTCCTTGGGGAATCAGCAATGGCTCAAGACCAGAAATGGCTCTTGAGCCATTTCTATTTCAGCCCAAGGAGAAAACATCATGGCAAGACGCAAGCATGTCAGCGCAATGAAAGCCAGCCATCTGAAAAAGGGCCGCGGCCGCAAAGGCGGACGCAAGGGCCGTGGCAAGAGGAGCGCCATCAAGGCGTAGTTTGTAGCCCCCGCAGACAGATCTCTGTTTGCGGGGGCATTGCATATTGGAGATTCAATGGCAACGATGCCTCAAGCAATGCCCGATCAGCAAGGTCAGGGTGCCGCTCCTCCGCAGGGTGCTGGTGCCCCGCCGCAGGGTGCGCCAGATCAGGGTGCGCCTCCGCAGACTCCGCCTTCGCAGGCTCCCGCTAATCCGCTGCAAATGCTGCTTGCACGCTGGTATCAGACTGCAAAGCAAATGGCATCTGCCGATCCACGTCTTGCGGCAGGAGCTGAAAAGGTTTCACAGGGAATTCAGGAAATGCAGACGGCTTTGGTTAGTCCTTCACAACCGACACCAGTTGGTCAGCAACCGCAATATTAACAATGTTCCGGGAGAACACGAGAAATGCCGACAGTCCAGGAAATATTGAAACAATCCGGTTTGAATGATGAGCAGATTGCGGCGCTGGACGCAAAAGCAATCACTGCCTTTACCGGAGTTTTGAGTGCAGCTGAACAGGAACGGCAGACCGCGTCGCAGGCTGCACAAAAAGCCGAACAAGAACGGCAGGCAGCAACAGAAGCGACAGCAAAGGCTGAACAGGAACGCCAGGCAGCAGCACAAGCTCAGGAAGCGGCAGAAGTTGCACAGCGATCAAATCGACAATTTTATGACGAAAGCATTGCGCCGGCACTCAATAACTGGGGCAACGAAAAGGCCAATCTGGAAGCACAGTTGGCATTTTTGAAAGCACAGAATGAGGCAGGCCGCGCAGCAGGATTTATTCCGGCAGAAGCACCAGCTTATCAGGCGCAGAATTATCCCAATTCAACAGACCAATCGCAGGGAACACAACAGCGCGATGCGCAGGGACGCTATGTTGCCAATGCTCCTGGTGGCACACCAGGCAGTCCGACTTTCACAATGGAAGCCATCGATCAGCGGTTGGGAAATGGGATCAGTAATATTGGTTGGGCAATGCAGGAATATCAGAGATTGAGCGGTGGTCAGTTTTTGCCAGATTCCTTTGACAAGCTTTCAGAAGAAGCAGGTAATGCTCGTTTGCCTTTCCGTGATTATGTAGCCCGGAAATACGATTTTGCTGGCAAGGAAGCAGCTGTGCGCCAGAAGGTACAGCAGGAACATGATGCCAAAGTTGCGGCTGAAGCAGCTGCACCTTACGAAGCAAAGTTGGCTGAAGCCGAAAAAGCAAAGCAAAAAGCGATTGAAGAAACTGATCGCAAATGGGCAGAGAAGATTGGCAGCAATCCCGACGTGAAAATTGCGCAGCCTTCTCGTTTCACAGAAGTTTCTCGCGCAGTGAAGTCCGGTGATCGGCCTGATCCGCTGGGTTTGAATGAACAACAGCGCCGTCAGGCAACTTCTCAAGCGATTAAGCATGAAATTGCAGAGCAGCAGGTAGCTGCGTAGTTTTGCAGCTGTGGATTTAACAGAATTGTCGAGACACATGCCCCCCTTCAGGGAATCAGCAATGGCTCAAGACCAGAAATGGCCTGAGCCATTTCTATTTCACTCCCAAGAAGGTGACCAGTGCCTACCGATCCGCTTTATAACGAAATTGACGCGAGTAACCTGGAAAGCGTCCGCAAGAACGTAGTATTCAACAACCTGTTTGTGGATACTCCGTTTCAGGCCAAGCTGCGCAGGGCCGGCGTGTGGGATGAATTCCTCGGCGGCGCTGGCATGATGGAAGGCATTCTGTACGGACGTACGCAGGGTGCCGCAGTGAATCCCGGTCAGACCGTGACCGTGACTCGTCAACAGATCAATACCGGCATCAAGTTCCTGCCGAAGGCGTATGCCACCTGGTATCCGCTGGACGATTGGGAAATGGATGATGGTTCCGGTACTGGCGGTGTGATCAACTCCGGTCCGTCGCGGATTGTGGATGAGTATCAGCTCTACATGGAAGCCATGGTGATGACCATGAATACCATGCAGGAGATGGATTCATTCCGTCATGGCCAGCCTTCTTCAGCGACGGTACAGGACAACCGCATCAAGACCATCAACGGTCTGGATGAAGCGTTGAACAACGGTATCGACCCCTCTGTTTTTGGCAATATCTACACCAACTATGGTGGTCAGGCGCGTAACGGCAATATCGGCACAGCACTGAATACGACACCACTTTATCTGGGCACTGCGACTGGCGCTACCGGCCAGATCGATTTTGCTGCTTTGATGCAGTTGTGGAGTCAGTGCAAGGTTGCTGGTGGCAATCCGACGCTGGGTATTACCAACGTATTCGGGTTCAAAGCCATTGCCATTGCTCTTGATGCGCAACGCCGCGATGTCAGCAATACAAAGCACGACATCAAGTGGGATGGATTTAACTTCAACGGCGTGGATATCTATGCCGACCCGCTGGCACCTTCGGCTCAGGCTCAGAACTACATCGAACTGGCCCCGGCGAACGGTGCTGCTGGTAACACCAATCTGGCAGACGGTGTTGGATCGAGTACGACTACGGTGGCCTTTACGACTCCGCAGTTCACGAAAAACGGTGCGAACGTTACGGTTTCGCCTACTGGTTCCGGATTGCCTTCGAGTACCACGATTCAGCCTTCGGAAGTTCTTTACTTTCTGGAACCGGAAAGCTTCAAGATTCGGCCAACAAACAAGAAGGGTTGGAACTTTGGTCTGCGCCGGGCACCGATGCCGAACAACGTCTCGATCGATGCTTTGTTCATGCGGTTGGGCACGAATCTATACAACACCCAACCCAGGCACAATGATTATGCGTTTGGATTTACTGCATAACATTGATGAAAAAGGAGTTATTGGTGATGAAGGGGACGCACAAATCGGGTGCAAATCTAGCGCTTCAAGGTCAAGCTGCAGTGTGGCAAGTGGCATCGCAGCTTGCTTTGCGCGGACACGTTCCCTTTTTCCCTGGCATTGATCAAGGCTCCGATTTGTGGCTTGAAAACGGACTTCGGCTACAGATCAAATGCGCAACTCTTCGAGTGATCAAAGGACAGAACTATCCAGAAGGTGCATATGGTTTTCAGTTGCGCAGAAACGTTTGGATGAGCAACGAGAAAAAGACAAGAAGGTCATCCTTACGACCCTATTCCGAAGTGGCGGATTTTTTTGTTCTTTGGGGAATTGATGAAAACAGATTTTTCATATTACCAACGATTCATGCAGGTCAGGCTATTTGGTTTGCTCCGAAGTTTTATCACAGCAAGTCAAACAACCGCAAAGTATTTGGTTTAATCACAGAGCAACGTCTTGCAGATATGGAAGACCGGTGGGACTTGCTTGACGTAAGCACAACGAGCAATGCGCTAATTGAGAGCGCGGACGCAGCAGTTAAGGAGACAGTCTAATGCCATTTCAACCAATTGTACCTACATGGTTAGCGTGGAATAACGGAAACTTCACTTCTCCGACTGCGCTTACGGATCTCCGCACCGGACAGCCTTTTGCGGCTGGTGGCCTGAATCTTGGCGATTTTTTTGATGCCACCAACCAGGAAGCATTTCAGGGATCTTACACGACCAACGGCACTCTGTTTGCTGGCCGGTATCGCTTTGTGCATGTCGACTCCGGCGCAACAGCAGCCTATGTGAAAACAGGAACGATTGGCTATCTGCGTTCTGGAAGCACTGTGCAATCGGTTGTCATTACCAGTGCCGGTTCTGGTCAGACTGCCGGGACTTATCAGGTTGCTTCCTCTGGTGGCGGCGGTAACGGTGCGTTGATTCAGGTGGTAGTTGGTTCCGGTGGCACGGTAACTTCAGCGACCGTATTGCAGGGCGGCTATGGCTTCACTTCCTTGCCTACGTTCACTTTGGTGACCGGAGGCTCTGTCGGAACCGTGGCTGCACAGTTGAACACTTCGCCAAACGAAGTGACCAGCTATGACCAGGCTCCTGTTCAAACCGGTCGTGCAGTTGTCTATCTGAATTCCATCACTCCGGGTAATTACGGATTCATTCAGGAACTCGGAACGGCAACATGCCTGGCGAATGGAACCATTACGGCTGGAAATTTTGTCAATTCCGCCAGCACTGGTCTCGTCACAAGTGGATCGACAACGTATGCTTTGGCGACCATTGGAACAGCCATTGATGCAGGCAGTGCCAACGATCTGTTTAAGGTGCAGTTGAATTTGCCAGTAGTCCAGGATTAACGAGCAATTGCGATAAGGAGCAGCGATGATTCTCACTGCATTGGGAAAAGGTGCCAACGCTGGCGCACTATATCCGGAATTTGTCGGACGGCGCGGACTGTTTGTTGGAATTGGCACTGGTCCTACTTCGTATACCAGTGGTGCAGCTGATCCGATTTCACTTGCGCTACCCAATTATTACATCGATGCAGTTTGCGGCGGTGTGATGTCAACGGACGGAACAATATTTGCGATTGCTGGACCTTCGGGATCAGGTACTCGGCAGACATGGAATTTGTATTACTACCTGGCGGCAGGAGGCCAGGCAAGCGGCAATCTTTCGACCAAAACGTTTCAGATTGCAGCGCTCGTCGGTCAGTTTTAACAACGTCTTCTCCCGGAGACACATCAGCGGCTCTTGCGGAGCGATCTGCAGAGCCGCTTTTGGTCAGGAGCAAAATGGCTTTTTCCAACATGGTTCAGGAGTTGCTCGGTATTCCCGGATGCAACCTTGGTTTGGTTAAAACCAAGCTTAATGAATCATTGGCCACAATTCAAAACGAGAACGTCTGGAGTTTTCAATTACAGGATGGTGGTTGGTTAACGCCTGGATTATTGGGCGGTCCATCAATTGAATTTCTTAGTCCGGGAAAAATTACCGTTACTCCATTCACGGATACAATTACTGGCGATGCGACAGCTTCAGCCGCATGGTTGGCGACGATCACGAATCCGCCATTAATTACTCAGTATCAAATTCGTGTTCCATATTATTCGCTTTACAGCGTCATTGCGCTAGATGCGACAAATACTTCTGCTGTAGTGTTGACGATTGATCGTCCATGGATGGAACCCGCTCAACTCAATGCGGGTTATATGGCGTACCAGGCATACTTTCCGGCACCAGCTGGCTTCAAACGCTGGTACAACATTCGCGATACCACTAATAACAATTCAATGGATTGGTGGAGCAAGACAGAAATTGATCTTTCGAATGAAGATGCGGAACGAACAGATTTTGATGAACCGCTCTACGTGGTGCCTTACCAGGTGGATACACGGACCGGAAGTACGACCTCTGGACAAATGCTTTTTGAACTGTGGCCGCATCCGATTACGCAACTTCCTTATACCTTCAATAGCCAGGTAAATTGGCCAACGCTGGTCAATTCTTCTGATACTTTGCCATTCCCGTTGACAGAAGAATTAGTTAAATTGCGGGCCTACGAAATGCTCTATCTGTGGAAGGAATCACAGAAGGGTGATGAGATGGAACGCGGCGCGGGAGCAAACTGGCTATTTCTTATGCAGGCAGCGCGCGCTGAGTATGACAACCGCCTGAAGCTGATTCGCAACATGGACAGAAATCTAGTGGATTTGTACTTTACCAAAATGCAGAGATTCCCTTCGGCGTTTGGCGAACCTTACGCCACTGTGGAAGGCCAACTCAATGTTGGCGGATGGGGAGCATAACATGCCGGGCTATCCAGGATCATCGCAGGCGCAACTACTTTACGAAAATCGCCAGGCGTTTCTTTTTCAAAACGAAATTGTGGCGGCTGGGACTGCGAGCATTGCTTACCAGCTTCATCGGGAACGCGGGAATTTTTATCCTTGGGGCATTTCTTTGGAATTGTTTTTTGGCGGCAATCCAGGAACTTTTGAAGTGGACATCGAAACCGCAGATGTAGACACAGATGCGCATTACGTGACGATCAACACAATGACCAGTGGACTGAATTCTTCTTACGTTGGACGGCTGGAATTGCCTTCGTTTTGGGCAAGGTATGTTCGTGCGCAGATCGTTACGCTAACGAATCCGGTAGCAATCACTGTTTTGTTGACGAGGTAAAAGTATGAGCGGACAAGTTCAGGTTGGAAATTATGGATCTGCCGCAGTAGCGACAAGTTTAGCTGGCGGTACAACTGGGGCTGAACCTTATCAGTCTGCAGCTGGTACAACATCATTTGCGTATCCCAACAGCTCGGCATCGTTGTTTTATTTAGATGGAACCAGCACGGACAGTTATACCCCAAATGGAACCGCATTGTTGCCATATCAAACATTGGCTCAATTGACTTCTGGTGTGGCAAGCGTAACGGGTCCATACGTTATCTTTGTTGTGCCCACACCTTCGGCATATACCTATACCGGCAATGTGAATTTTCCTGCTTATCCTTTGACCATTATTGGGAATGGAGCGAGTTGGGCATTTACTGGAAACCTGACGGCAAATTCCAATTTTATTATTCAAAATCTGTATACCTCCACTACGGGAAGTCTGACTTATACATCGACTTCATCTGCAGAATCAATACGTCTTGGCGGATCACTGACTTGTACGGGTGGAATTTTTACCAGCGGCTATGAACATTTCTTTGACATGAGCATTTTGTCAAATACGCTTATTACGCTGAATGTCGGCGCGACGCCGGTATTCACCAATGTGGTCGGAACGCCCCGCTGGAAAAGTGCAACAAGTTCTACTGCATCTACGGTGCTCACAATCATTGACAGTGAAGCATTGGCTACCGGAGCTTACACCAATATAGATATGAGCAATGGCGGACTTGTTATTATCCGCGGTCTTATCGCGACAAACAATAACTCCGTGGTTAATATCAACCTGTCTGGTAGCAGCGCAGTAAGCGCAACAGTATTTAACGCCTTGACAGGTATTGAAGCCGGACAGGTAACCTGCGGATCGTCGTACACAAATGTTGCTCCCGATGGGTACATGCCACTGCTCAGTGGCACTGCGCTGCATTTCAGCGGAGCACTTGAACTTGTGCAATATAGTCTCACTGCTCAGTCGTCCAGCATTTCTGCCACTACGCTCTACACAACGTTGGCTGCTGGGGTCTATCGCGTAACAGCATCTGTACAGACTACTACGGCGGGTTCAGCAGGCACTGTGCTGGTTACGGTAAAGGGAACTGCGTCGGGCACAACGGATTTAACAACTTTGGGTTCAACACAAAGCGTTTCGACAACTTTCTATGTAGCCGCATCAACTGTATTGCAATACACAACAACGGTTGTAAGTGATACAGCAGGCATTTATCGCGTCGATGCGTTTGTGGAAAGACTTGGGTGAGGTGCAAAATGAAAAAGATTGCATGGCTCCTGTTCTTATCTGCAGCGCCGATTTTATTCTCTATTGCGGCAGTCGCACAGATCGGAGCGATTACGAACTATTGCAATCTTGGCGCAGCCCAAGCAAAAACTTCTGGATTGCAATCAAGCAATTATCAGCAAGGCATTATTCCAAGCTGCAAAGTAACTGTTTATCTAACTCAAACAGCAACGCTTGCTACAATTTATGCCGATTCTTCCGAAACACCATTGACAAATCCATTTACTGCAACAACGGTAGGTCAATGGCTTTTTTTTGCTGCGGTTAATCAGGGCTACGATGTTGTACTTAGTGGAGGAGTATCTCCAAATATTTATCCCGCGTCAGTTACTTTGACAGATTTGTATCCTTCAACGCAAGTTATTGTTGGAACTGTTTTGTGGGGGGAAATTGGTGGGACTCTAAACAACCAGACAGATTTGCAAGCAGCGCTTAATGCCAAATTAAGTCTGACTGGTGGCACAATGACTGGAAATTTAATTTTACCTGGAATTACAATTACAGGTTTGACCGGTTATTTATATGCTAATGGTAGTAGCGCTGTAACAGCCAGTTCGATCATTCCTGTTGCTGCACTTTCTTACGACTATACGACAGTGAATGGCCAGATATGTGCGCTTGGTTCGACGTGCACAATACCGTCTTCAGCAGCAAATATTACGGTAGGTACGACTACCGTGACCAATGGAACATCGAATTATATACTCTACGATAATTCCGGGGTATTGGGGAATCTTGCTATTATTCCAAATTCAGCAGGTGGAACGGGTGTCAACACGGCGGCTAGTACGGGCGTTCCTGTAATTGCATCAGGATCGTGGGGCATCTATAATACCGCCTGTTCTGGAGCAGGATACGCACTCAATTACAGTACGGGAGCGCTAAGTTGCAACTCGGCAATTAATGCTGCGACGTTGGAAACCTATACCTGGGAAACGCCAAAAGCGATTGGCAGCACAACACCAAATACGGGTGCTTTTACACAGGTATCCGTTGGCGGATTGATTAGTGGCAACTATGTACTTGCTGGTCCGCAAAGCACTGTGACTACCGGATGGATATTTGACTGGACATCTCCAACAACTACAGCAACCAGCATCCTAAGCCAATACAGCGGATGTCTGGAGGTCACCAGTGGAGTAATCAGCGGCACCGGATCAGCTTGCGGAAGTGGATCGGGAGGAGTAACCAGTTTTTCCGCTCCGTCAGCATCATGGCCGAGTTGGCTGGTACCCACTGTAACGAACAGCACAACGACGCCCAGTCTTGCTGTGACAGCGAGTGTAATCCCCAACTCGGCTTTGGCTAACTCAGCCACAACGGTTAACGGTCAGACTTGCACACTGGGTTCGAGTTGCACTGTAACAACGGTAGCCAGTCTTACTGTCGGTACTACGACCGTGACCAGCGGCACGAGTGGTTATATTTTGTATGACAATGCTGGTGTACTCGGGAACCTTGCTACTACGGGAAACGGTTATGTGGTTTTGAGTTCATCTCCTTCAATTAGTAGCCCGACTGTAACTTCTTCATTTACGGCGACGGGACTGGTGACGAATGCCGATTTGGTAAATTCATCCACTACCGTAAACAGCGTTACCTGCACGCTGGGTGGAACCTGTACCGTAACCGCAGCCAGCCTGAAGTATCAATATGTTTTTCCTTCAAGCCAAGCGCTCGGAGGGGTCACTTCTGGAACTAATTGCCAAACTATCGATACTTCAACAACTACCTCGATCACATCTCCAGTTGTGGTAGCTTCCTGGGGAAACCTGGCCGGCATATCTCTCGATGTAATTATAACTGCGGGTGTAGATAATTCTGGCACTGTGGTACTGGATTTTTGTAACGTTTTATCTGGTTCCACGACAATCCCTTCCAGTGTACCGGTTAACTACGCCATTTTTTAAGGATCTAAACACGGGAAAACTGTCAACAAAACATTTGAGTAATTAACTGAGGAAATCATGATTGGGACTGATAACCGTTGAGATGAGTTACTAAGGAGAAACATGCGAATCACCAAAATTGTCTTGTTCTTTTTGTTTGGTGCTGCAGTGGCAAGCTCCCAAGTCCAAATCACCGGCAGCAAGATTATTATGGGCACGACAACGAGCAATGCCTGCCCAATCAGTCCATGCTCGATTGCTACGGGTGGAACCGGAGCTACCACTGCAGCTGGAGCGTTGGCGAATCTGGGGGCAGTTCCAGCAGCTGGCGGAACGATATCAGGACAACTCGGTTTTGGTTCCAAATCTTATGTTCAAGAGGTAAATGGAGATCTTTGGATCACAGCCAATGCTTACTATGATGGGACAAATTGGCAAAGAGTGGACATAACCAAAGCATCTTTTGGTTTGCAACTTCAGGGTACGAATAATTTTCCATATGAATCGAATCAGGGTGGTACGCTCTGGGTGGCGAGTGCTCATGCCAACCCAATTGACAGCACATACGGGTCAACGTATGGATGGAGGATTGGTTGGACTATTCAAAGTACACTTACTATGGTCTTAGGTGGTGCTGGCGTAGAAATTGATGGTGATGGATCTGTACCCTACGGAAGGTTTTTTCATAACACTATTAGCAGTGTTATTTACACCGGGATTTTGACAAATGAATTTGTTGACTTTTCCGGAGTGGACGACGCGACAAAGCCCAGTTGGCTTTCTGGAATTGCGGGAGATAGTTTCCAGACATCCAGAGCTGCCGCTGGTGCTGGCGCTACATGGAATAACTTTTTTAAGATTGACTCCTCTGGAAATCCTTATTTCCCGACAATTGCTCCTTCATCCACTTCTTGTATGCAAATGGACAGCACAGGTAAAATTAGTCCCACTGCATCTGCTTGTGGAAGCGGAGGCGGAAGCGGCACAGTTACAAGTTTTGCAGCTCCGTCTGCATCGTGGCCTTCGTGGTTAGTGCCTACTGTAACGAACAGCACGACCACTCCCAGTTTGGCAGTTGCGGCATCATCAATACCCAATTCTGCGTTGGCTAATTCGTCAACCACAGTCAATGGGGCGACCTGCACACTGGGATCGAGTTGCACGGTAACGGCTTCAGCCAGTCTTACCGTAGGTACTACGACCGTGACCAGTGGCACGAGTGGTTATATTTTGTATGACAATGCTGGTGTACTCGGGAATTTTGCCACTACAGGATCGGTAAACGTAGTGATGTCTAATACTCCATTAATAACAACCCCCAATGTGTACGGACTCATGGATCTTCTAACACTGCAGGATGCTACTTCCTCTGCCAATTCTAACTCATCAGAGTTGTATATATCGGGTGCTTACTATAATGGCGGATCGCAAGATGATAGTTGGTCACTGCAAGATGTAGTACACAACACTGGTTCGTCCCCTGCAACTTATCTTACAATTACGCACACTGGTTCCTCGGGCACGGCAATGGTACAGTTGCCTTTGCTGAGAATAAACGGGATAGCTCCATCGTCCACATCCTGCTTGCAGATAAATACTAGCGGTGATGTAAGTGCCACAGGTACGGCGTGCGGATCTGGCGGTGGCACGGGCATTACTGTAGGTACTACATCCGTGACCAGTGGCACGAGTGGTTATATTTTGTATGACAATGCTGGTGTACTCGGGAACCTTGCCACTACGGGAACGGGAAATGCAGTTCTGGCAAGTGCACCTGTTTTATCAAATGCGTATTTAGGATCCTCCGGGACGGCTACTTCCTCCACCAATTACAGCTCAACTGCAGCTTTCTTTGACGGAAGCTATTACAACTCCAGTGCATTGGTTGATCAGTGGGCTATCCAAAACGTGATGGGCACAGGAACGGCACCAACATCCTCGTTGACATTTTTCCATACTGGCAGCGCTGGGGCGGCCACTGTGGCTTTTCCTTCCATTGCTCTGAATGGCGTGGCCATGAGCAGCGTTCCAAAAATGGTTTGGTCTGCCAGTATTCCAGTGCTTACGGCAGCAGCAAACGTTCTATCTGCTGACTGGGCACCGTCATCTGCCATCACAATTACTCAGTTTGCAATTTTTCTAGACACTTCTTCCGTTGGGTGCTCAACAGGACAAACATATGGTATTTATGATGCCACCACCAGCGCATGGCTCGGCACCGTTACGCTTTATAACAGTCAGGCATCAACCACTCTCGGGCTTACTGCCGCTGTTACGGCAGGAGATGTTCTTTCATTTGGAATTCAAAGTGCAGCAACTGGATGCTCAACACCCCCGGCAAATGCCAGTGTCTTGGCAGAGTATCGAATGCAGTAGTGCAAAAGACCAAAAGAGCAGAGGATAGCATGGGCGAAGAGGAAAAATGGCGAGAGGAGGTAATGGTTTTTATGGCGACCATCAGTAATCAAATGGAGAGGATCAACAACGATTTGTATGACGGCACTGGAAGAGCCGGATTGGTTGAGGAATTTCGTGCATACATTGCGGAGCAAAGAGGAATGGATGCCGAACGCAAAATGCAGGAAAAGCGATCTGACCAACGTTGGTACATCGTTGTATCATTGGCTGTCATTTTTACCGCCCTTCTGTCCTTGTTGACTTATTATCATATGGTTGGCAGATAGGAGGAAAATGATGATGCATTGGTTTCGCAGATTGCGCATTCGTCTTTTTGGATGTCCTGAATGCAAGGGTGCTGGTTATTTCAAGACATCTGCTGGAGACAATTATCCATGCATCTACTGCAAATCTGCAGCAAAGAAAGTGAGTTATCGATGAACAACACTACGAAAGTCTGGATTCATTCTTTGGCTGTCGCCGCTATTGGCGGAGCGGCTGGCGCTCTGGGTTTGGTCATTGTGTCACCTTCCAGTGTGACATGGACTTTAGCCGGAGCAAGATCTTTAGGGGAAGTTGCTTTGATCGGAGCAGTCATTCCGGTTTTGGCTTTGTTGCAGAAATCTCCGTTGCCAGGGAATACAACGGACAGCACAAAGCAAACCTAAACAAAGCGAGGAGAAAAGATGCCAGCCAGAGAAATCATGAAAAAATTCAGAGCGCATCAATTGCATTCTGGCAAAGGCGGAAAAATTGTGCGTAGCAAGCGGCAGGCGAAGGCGATTTTGCTTTCCTATTTGCGCAAGGAAGGCCGCATCAAACCACGACCAAACACAAAAAGGAAAAGTCGGTCGAGAAAACGAATCGCGACAAAGCGTAGCTAATTCTGTCCTTGACAGAAAACACGATTCGGTTTGATTGTAGAAGTATCGTCGAGCAACATGCCCTCCCCCAGGGAATCAGCAATGGCTCAAGTCAGAAATGGCTTGGGCCATTGTCTTTTTTACGTTAGGAGCAATGATCTGCGATGAAGTGCACCATTGACGGTTGTCCAAATGAAGCGGGAGTATCGGGATCGGCGCGAGGATGGTGCCGTGCTCACTATCGCAGATGGCAGCGTTACGGAACTGTCGATGAACCATTGCGCCGTATACCCAGTTGGAAAGATACTCAATGCGCAGTGGCCGGATGCAACAACGAAGCCAAATCAAATGGATTGTGTGGTAATCATTATGCAACGCAAAGGAGACGAAATAACCCAGAGGCACAACGAATTCGGAATCTCGCATTTAAGAAAAAAATGCGCGCAGAACAAGAACTCAAAATGGGAAGACCTCGCCCATCGCATTGCGAACTCTGTGGTAGTGCTTCGTATGGACGTGGAAACAAAAAAGAAGCAGGAATCTGCTTTGATCACGATCACAAAACCGGAAAAGCGCGCGGGTGGCTCTGCGACCGATGCAACAAAATGTTGGGTCTGGCACATGATGACATTGGGCTTCTGAAGGCGATGGTTTCTTATCTGGAGGAACATGTCGATGAGCAAACTAACGTACAAACGACGGAAAAAGCTGCCTAGTTCCGTATTTGCGGAACCCAGCAAAAGAAAATACCCACTCGACACGAGGAACAGAGCCAGAAATGCGTTGGCGCGCGTTTCGCAGCATGGAACTTCTGCAGAAAAAGCTGAGGTTCGGCGCAAGGTACACGGAAAATATCCAGGCATTGGCGTAAGTGGGATAAAAACTGCGAAGAAAAGTTCCATCCGCAAACGGGCTATGACAAAGAGGTGAGCAATGGCAAAGAAAAGAACACGAGCAATTTCACAAAATGAACCGCAAAGATCTGGCAGAGTGAACGCTTCCATCGATAGCGTGGAGAATGGTTACATTGTTCACACCAGCAGCGATGGAGGTGGCCCAAATGGATCCTATGTCAGCAAAACCTTTGTTGCTCCAAATCACAATGCTGCATTGCGAATTGCTTCCGCACACATTGAATGTTGCGGATTGAAAGCAAAAGGCAAAAAAGCAAAGGCAGGAAAAACCCGGACGACGAAGCGGTAAACAGATGGCATCCTACAGTTGGCTCACTTACGTGACAGCACGGCAACAGCTTGCCTCGCGGCTGGCTGATTCAGGAAATGTCTTTTGGACGGATGCTGAAAACGGCCTTTACATTCAAAAAGCGCTGCGCATGTTCAATGCAATGACCTTTACATGGAAAACGGATTTTACGTATAACTCAACCAGTCTTTGGAACTCGCTGGGATCGCTTGCTTCTTCACCGCGGTTGCGGACTCTGACCGACACTAATTCTTACACCATGATGGAATATATGCTGTTGGAGCCACCAACGGGAGGAACCTGGACAGGAACGAGTCAATTTACAATCAGTGATCTTTCTCAGGCTTTGCAGCGGCGTCGGGACGAGATATTGCAGATATCCAACTGCAATCAGTTGCTCTTGCAGAATATTACATTAATACCAAGCACCAGGCGCACGACTCTGCCGGACACGGTGATTGACGTAGAACGCGTGCGCTATATTCCTGTGACCGGATCGCCCAATACGTTATATCGGGATGACACAGTTGCTCAGGAATTTTATGAGGCTGGATTTTTGCAGATGCCGAGCGGAACTCCGCAGACTTTTATGCTTTCTTCGGAACCGCCATTAACCTGGGATGTAGACATTCCTCCGAATCTGCCGGGCAAGTATGAAGCTATAGTTTTGGAATCAGGAACGGCGTTTAGTCCACCTACCGCAACTCTGCTGGGAATTCCCAATGATTTTGCATGGGCATTGGAATGGGGTGCGCTGGCAGATCTGCTGGGCCGCGAAAGTGAAGCTACAGACCAGCAGCGGGCCTCTTACTGTTTACGCCGTTATCAGGACGGCTTAAACCTGCTGCTGAAGACTCCCTGGACGATGCTGGCACGTGTGAATGGCGTAGCTTGTGACATGCCGTCGATTGTGGAGATGGATCGCTACATGCCGGAATGGGACTCTACGCCGACCAGCTTCGGTCCTTGTGTGGTTCTGGGAGGAATCGACTTTTTGGCTGCGCCCACAGAATCCGGGATTGGTGTAACGGTTTTAGCTAATGCTCCGGTTCCGTCTGCTGACTCAGATTACGTACAGGTTTCCCGTAGCAATTGGGATGTTGTGCTTGATTTGGCACAGAGTCTGGCCTGCTTCAAAATGGGGGGTGCCGAATTTCAGCAGGGACTGGAACTGGAAAGTCGGGCAATCCAGGCTTGCGCAGTGGAGAATACACGTTTGAAAAGTACAGGATCATTTGCAGATATTCTGGTGCAGCGTGGACAGGCGCAGGATCGCAACCAAGCACGATTCAACGATGCAAACCAAAAGTCAAAGTAGGAAGTGGTACAATGGCGGCAATATACCTGAGCAGTATGCCCTCCCCAGAGGAATAAGCCATAGCTCAAGTCTCGTTTCAGGAGACGATTGTGGCGAATCCTCAGAGCTATAGCCGGATAAAAGATGGTCTTCGCTTTCGGCCTGGCGGCATTGATACCGTCAGAGCGGTGGATCAACTTGTCCAGCCGGGCGAATATGCCTATCTCCAAAATGTTCGTGGGTACCTTCAGGATCGCCTGATCGGACGAACAACGGAATCAAGCGCACTGCTTACGCTCGGCGCAGTTCCTCATACAATGCGTCGACTTAATGATTCAACTCCGCAGGGTCCTTCTTCCGGATATGTCAGAATCATCGGCGCAGCAGGATTAATGTATGTAAACGAAACGGAAGTTGCTTCAGGACTCAGCGGTAATTCCGTTGCTATGATCCCGTTTCGACCCAACACTTCTGTTGAGCCATGGATGTATATCGGCGACTCTTCGACGAATGTCACGATCACCAGTTCTTTGTTTAACTGCGCGGGGATGCTGAAGATCCGGTCTGACGGCTTGACCTACAAAACAGGAATTAAAGAACCCCAGGATGCACCTATTGTAAGCACGGGTAGCTACACGACAACCGGTACAGATGTTCTGTCCGCGACAGCGATGCCCTGGACCAATCGCGGCGGAATTAATGCAAACTGGAATTATGGAGGAACGGAAACCGCAGCTGTCACAAATCCAGTTGTAATCAATACGCCCGTGGAAAACTCTAACGTAACTCTGTCGATCACGGGTACAGCAACAACGATTAATGGATTAAGCAATGTTAGTCCAGGCACTTCCAGCTCAAGTTGGGTGGGTTCGACCTATCCAGGCCATTTTTTAAAAACGCCTGCCTCTTCGTGCTCAGTCGTGGTTGCAGCATTCACGGATGCAAACGGGAATGTTATCGGAGAAACTTCGTCGACAACAACGGGATATATCTATGACGTTGGGGCAGGTACTGTTTTAACTGTTCCGGTAAATGCCGTGCAATTGCACGTGGGAATTAACTCGTCAGGTGGAAGTTTTTCGGCAAATAGTGGAAGTTTTACTTTGAACTGGACAGTTATAACGCCAGCTACTGCAACCGTTGTTTCGCTTTATAGCACCATTACGGCATATTACTGGGGCGATTCACCGCATTCCGGACCAGTAGCAACTTACATCTGGAAGAATCCAGAAGATTCCGGTTCGGGAACGGCGCGCACCAGCAGCACGGCAGTCGGTTCTTCTACAAACAATTCGCTGATTTTCGATCCGAATCCAAGCAGTACAGAAGGAAATCCAAGCTATCCGGTCTATTGGACCACGCTAAATACAGATTCAACGATTGAAGGAACTATTGATCTTTTTGCTACGGTGCTAGAATCTCAAGGCTATCAGGATTTTAACGTTTGCATCGTAGGAAGCATGTATATTCCACAGGCTGGAACGTATGCGTTTCGGATGGTCAATAAAGATCAGGCGATATTTGGCATTGGAGGAGGTGCTACAACTTCGCTGGGAACTGTTAAAGGATATTACGCACAAACCGAGACTGTTGTTGACGCATTACCACTGATGGCGGTAGGCGGAATTAATGGTGAAGGATCCGCTGTAACAACCAACTTTAATGTCACATTCAGCGAGTCCGGGACATATAGTTTTGAAGTTGATTGGGATTATTGGTATCACAGTGGACGCTCATTGGTCATCAAGTGTGCACCGACGCCAGGTGCTGCAGTTACAACTATTCCGCCACTTTCCACAAACGTACGCACAAGCGTTACGTACGAATATGTTTACCGGTCTTCAAAAACAGGTGCAATGTCGAACCCTTCTCCGGCATCCACCTCACAAAGTGTTCCTGTATTGGCAAACACGGTAACGTCAGTCTATTCTACCGACCCACAGGTAGATAAGGTTGATTATTATCGGCAGGATGCTAGTTTATCGAGTTACACGTATATTGCCACCGGACCCAATGATAATGCGAACAGCGGGTATAACACACCGATTCAGGATACGGTCAGCGATTCAGCGGCATCAGCGAACACCACAATCAGCACAAACAATTTTGAACCATTTCCATCAATCGACACGCCTAAATCCGGAGTGGTCAATATTTCTGGTGGCACTATTACCTGGATTAGTGGAGATACCTTCAATATGCGTTGGTTACCCGGTACGGTCATTCTGATTGGATCGCCAACACAATTGGCGTATTCGTTTTATACGCGTCCAACATCAACTACAACGATGTATCTTCCGGATGCGCCGGATGGAACGAG